CGGGCTGGGGAGAGTTTGCCGCTCTCAGACCCAGCCCTAACATCGCCTAGATAGGAGGCAACGCTAATGAATTTTATTACTGCCCTCATTGTGCCTCTGCAACCCATTGGTGGCTGAGATGCACTATTTTCAATTCAACATTGGTGACTACGCAAGTCACACACGCCACCTCACTCCGATTGAGGATTTGGTGTACCGCCGCCTGCTTGACTTGTACTATCTTAAAGATGGTCAGGTGTATGGGGATGAGGCAGAGGTCGCTCGTCAAATTGGTCTGAGAGAATACGTTGAAGAAGTAACTCAGGTGCTTCAGGACTTCTTTTGCATAGGCGAAGAAGATCGCTGGACCCATGACCGCTGCGATGCAGAAATCGCTAAATTCCGCGAAAAATCAGAGAAAGCGTCCAACGCCGGTAAAGCATCCGCTCAACGTCGGTCCAACGAACGTTCAACGGACGTTCAACCAACCAATAACCAAGAACCAATAACCAATAACCAAGATATTATACACTCTAACGAGTGTATGTCCGAAACGCCTGTTTCAGACGAGTCATCGCTGAAGGTTCAAGATGTGGTTGAGGTTTGGAATGAGATGGCTGAGAAGCTAGGCAAGCCAAAGGTCCGTGACCTAACGCCTGAACGCAGGAGTTTACTGAAAGCCCGGATGGCCCAATACAAGCTAGAAGACTTTGTGCAGGTGTTCAACAACATCGAACGCAGCCCGTTCCTCCGTGGGGAGGGGGGATGGCGTGGATGCACGTTCGACTGGGTGTTCAAGAAGGGTAACTTTCAGAAGATACTTGAGGGGAATTATAATGACTGATGTACTTATTGAGAGCTTCGACAAGGTGATTGAAAACACGCTTTTCTTTGAGGAATATGATGTTCTGATCGACATTAGAGATCGTCTGGAAAGCGCAGAGATTGCATTACATTGCGCCACTGCCAGAGCAGAATGTCTTTTGGATGAGTTGAGAGAGATCAAAAGTAAATCAAAACGTTCTACCGATAAGGTGGTAGCTTCTTGGCTGAAGGAAAATATGGCTTTGATCGAACGCTGCTACGAAGGCTCTCTCAACGAATCACATGAGGACAACAGCGATTACCAAGCCCTGAAGAAAGTTCTGGATTATATGACGGAGCCGACAAATGACTAACGCACTGAAAAAGACGATGGGTCAGGCGCAATCTGCCCGCTACGGGCTGGATATGCTTCAGAGCCACTGCAACACCCTCAACAACTACAAATGGGTTCAGGCATCCGGCAAACGATACGTCATTGCCAAGGATGAGAACGGACGGCATTATCTGGACTTTAGGATGGTGAAAGATGCCTAAACGCACCATGAAGATGAAGGATGTTGATAGCATTTATGCTATGCTGGAGACAGGCGCATCATACGAACAGACAGCAGATAGCACTGGGTTTAGCGCCACAACCATCAAGCGGATGCACAGCACGTTGAGGAAATATGGCAGAGAACAGAGGGAAGTGTCCGCCGTTCGAACTGGTCGATATTATGTTTCGCAACGGAAAAGTGAAGCGCGGAGTAGACCCGACCAAGTGGCGATGGAAAAAGTGGGACTTTGAAGCAGACTATGATATTATACGCTGGCAGCGTAGCTTAGAGAGCAAAGATAAATGAGCATTAGCCTATCAGTTAAGAGTGACGCAGATCGCGTTCTTGCCGCACTGGAGGCTAAGGGTCGGCGTATGTCCGATGTTCTCAAGTACGCCATTAACGATACTGTCGATGACATGATTGTAGGCCAGCGTGTAGAGATGCGTCGGGTATTTGATAACCCACGGCCATATACGCTGAACGCTTTGTTCCCCAAATATGCTGGCAAGCGCAGTGGCATCCTGAATGCAGGTATCGCTTTCCGTGAATTTGGTGTGAAGGGTACGCCCGCATACAAATACTTGATGCCAAATATAAAAGGCGGCGCCCGTAGGCATAAGCGTAGCGAAAAGGGATTGCAGCAACTTGGTATCCTTGGCTCTGGTGACTTTACAGTGCAGGGCCGTAACTATGAGCGTGACCAGTACGGCGACATTCCCGGCGGTCAGTATACCCGTATGCTTGCCGAACTAGGCGCATCAGGCATTGGGTTGCAGGGTGCGAAGTCGCAGCGCAATCCAAGAACAAAGGGTAACAAGAAGTTTGGTGTGATGTATCGGCAGGATGGTCGGCCATTTGCTGTTGCCGAATACCGTGGCGGTCAGCCAGTCATCATGTTGGTCTTCACTGGTATGCCCAGCTACCAACCGCGATATGATTTCTACGGACTGGCAAATAAGCAGATCAAATACTCGCTGCCTAAGCACTTCAACCGAATCTTCAATCGAATGATGGGGGGTGGGGGTGCTGTTGCCGCCGCTCCGATGAGTCAGGCCGCATAGGACAAAAAGTTCTTGCAGCTATTTCAGCAGTTAGCTAAGTAGATTCCTAGTAAGACTGGAGACATCGATATGAGCAATGACAACCTGACAGCAGAGACACCACACCATGCTGAGTGCCTGCGCCTTATCCAAGACTTGCACGATCTATTTCGTTGCGCTGAAAAGGCTGGATATACATTCGCCAACGCAACCGAAGACACAAAGTTTGCATACGATTGGAAATATTGGGCAGACGAATGCGCCGGAGTCTTGGGCGTGAAAAAATAAACGCCCCCAAATTTTTTTTCAAAAGATCGTATCAGCATAGGTCGTTCCCTCCATTATGAGGGTGGTCCATGCCGTTTTGGTGCAATCGGATCAAAACGGGAACATTCGCGTTCGCAACATGTTCTACCGCGCCATTCTGGTTTGAGCTGTGATGGGATCAGGCCAGCAGCGCGCTGACCCATATATCTGACATATATATAAGGTGTGACGACATCATGTCGTTTCGGTGCGATTGTTAGTGCCGAAATGGAATCGATTTCGCTAACACTTACGACAACAGGTCGTCTAAGGGAGGGACATCAACAAAAGGGAGTTACGAAATGCCGCACATGAACAAGGATCAGATCGCAATCCGCCTAGGTGAGCTTTCTGCCATTATGGATCAGGCCAACGAGATGATCGATGCCGCTGATGGATATTCAGATGATGAGCTTGTTTGGTTTGCTGGTCATCAATGGAGTGCTGGTCGTCTGCGTGAAGATGCTGACCAGATGATTGACGAAAACATTGTCGAATTTGCTGACGCAGAGCTGGCACTCGCTCCTGTGTCTATGGACTGGTGAAGGGGAGAGAGAAGATGAACGACACCAAACACATGACGATCCTGTTCTACGCATCTGCTGGGATGCTGGCGCTCTCCTGCTCCATCATCTCGGCAGGAGGCGACAAGTTGCTGGGCGGAGGGCTGATGCTGATGGGCGCCTTCATGCTGCTGCTGACAGCAATGCCGGGTGAGGGAGAGGACGCATGACAGAGAGGGAGCTTTATCTGCTTTATCGCACAGCCATCACAGCAGACGATGCGTGGCACAGCGAGTTGATCGCAGTTTATGGGGATGCGGCATCTGATGCGCGATATGACCCAAAGCGATACGCAGCCACACCAAAACTGGATGATCTGGCTGCAGCCAAAATAGAGGCTGATCTCGCATGGCTGAACGCATTGGCAGCAACACGCAAAAAGGGAGCGATTGCATGACACCTATCACAAGAAAGCAGCGAGAAGCTCTGAGACGCATCTGGGCGCGTGGAGCAGATGATCGAACCTATCGGCAGCTCCGCAGAGATGTCGTGCTGGGTCACGATTGCCTGATGCTGAAGTGGGCTGGGATGTGGCTGGGTATCGAACGCGATGGGTATACGCACAGTTAAGAAATGGAGATCAGATATGAATGAGAAAGAGATTTGGGACTGCGAGACACCCATTAGGGAGCTTCTCGATTGCGAAATCCCAGCATGGGTAGAGCAGGAGATGCCAGACATCTCAGCTCAGACTATCGCCGCGATCTGTCAGGGAGGCTGTGCCAGTGGCGCCTATATGCCAGCCTGTTGGTATGATGATGCGCAGCGCGTCATGTCGAAACATGGGGATGACGTTCTGGACTACATCGAAGGATGCTGCGGAGAGCTTCCCAATCCTTTTGATGAATATGAGGGAGTTTCATGGCCTGGGATGGCGTCTTTCTTTCTCTCCTATGCTGTGGAGCTTTGGGCATCCTGCGTGATGTCAGAACTCGAAGACCTTGAGCTTGAGGGAGAAGACGCATGAAACGCATCTTTTGGCGCATTTATGAGCCTCTCCTGTTGATCTGCGGCATCATCGCAGCAGCAGGAGCAGCAGAGCAGTCCTATCGTTATGGGCGCCTTGGGGAGTTGCTCGCTGGGCAATCATACCCAAACTGTCCAACCTATGAGCAGATGGAGGGTCATGACCTATGAAACGCAAAACATGGATAGAGCGAGAGTTTGGGCATCGCGTCCGCATCTATGACAATGGAGGGAAGACATGGGATCGCTTCACAGTGATCTTCGAGACGCTCCCAAGGGAGCGTGATGGCTGCTTTCAGGCCAGAGGGATGTCGGAGAACCCATATCAGGGATTTGGTCAGTGGTGCGCAGCTAGACCCGGACGACACCTAGGGAGACGCATCACAGCGGATCAGATGGCGATGATTGCGCCTATGGCTGAGAAGCTCCTTTATGAAGACCTAGACGCATTGAAGGGAGAGAAAGCATGACAAAAGAAATCACCATCTCGCAGGATGCCGCTGTCGAACTCATGAACCTCATGACAGACTATCTATTCAATGGGACTGTCGGCCATGACCATCACGACATCAGCGCGATAGAGGAGTGCCTACACGCATTCCAGTACTCATCACGGATCATTATAGAGGGAGATGACGCATGACATGGGAGGTTGTGAAGTTTGAGCCTAGAGATGTCTACGCATCAGAACTGGCAGCGAGACGATCGGAGATGGATGCCACGCAACAGGAGATATCGCAGAGGCTGGGCATCAGTGTCAGGCACTGGCAGCGATTGGAGTGTGGGCAATCGATCCCCAGTCCCGCGCTGGGCAAGCTCATCAGGCTGGTGATGGGTGTGGATGATTGGAGGGTCAGAGATGACGCATGAGGAGCTTAACGATCTCGCAAACAGTCTATCGAACAAAGACCTCTGCGAGCTTGTCTTTAAGTTAAGCGAGAGGTTTCTCGTTAACTATGAGACGACGACAAAGGATGGTCAGCCATATGGAAAGACCTACAAGATCGAATGGGTCAATCTGAATGGTCCTTATATCGACATCCATTTGGATAGAGAGGACGACGACGACATCTGACCAGACCAGAATGAATAGACTATGGGAGGCTTCGGCCTCCCTTTTTTTGTGCCAGCAACATGATTGCGTGATGGCCGTTTAAAAGGCCGCTGGGCGCATGGTGGTCTGGCATGGTGGTCAGTGGCTGGGCATCTCAGATCGACGCTGTGCGGCCCGTCTGGCGGGCTTGTGCGGGCAATATAAAACGCGGGTCCTTCTGGCAGGCCCGGCCCTGCGGGTGATTCGGACCCCACAGAAAATCTTGGCACAGATTTACTGGACCTATAAGTTTTGGATTATTTATCGAACCTATCACTAAGTGGGTCGGGCTTCACAAACTGCTGGAAAGATGCCATATTTTGTTGGAAAGGGAATATATGGCAGGAAAAGGCACACATCGCACAACTGGTGGCGTTTTAATCGGGTCTGAGTACGATATTGCTCGGACGCGAAAGATGAACGCTGAAGCAGAGATTGCTGAGATGCAGCTTGCTAAAGTACGTCAGGAACTTTGCCTGACTGAAGACGTTATCAAAGCATGGACTGATGTGCTGAACGCCTGCCGCGCTAAGTTCCTAGCCCTGCCGACGAAGGCCGCACCGCTTCTAGCACAGGAAGATGATGCCGCTGTCATCAAAGACTTACTTGAAGGCCAGATTAATGAGGCGCTTGCTGAACTTGCTAACTATGATCCTGCTATTAATCCTTCTGGCACAAGCGGCGCAGTAGAGTCTGAAGAGCTAGTCGAGAAGCCAGAGCCGGTAAAGCGCGCCCGTGGCCGACCAAAGAAGATTGAGCAAATCTGATGAGTGTGTATTTTGATACACAAGAGGCGAAAGACGCTCTTAGCCAATCGCTGAAAGAGGCAGTCGAACGCCTGCGCCCACCACCAAAGCTATCGGTAGCAGAATGGGCTGATCTCGAACGCCGTCTGGATAGCCAAAGCTCATCTGAACCCGGACGCTGGATTACAGCCCGTGCAGAATACCAACGCGGTATCATGGATGCCTGCTCAGACCCCACGGTTAAAGAGGTGGTGGTTATGTGCGGCGCGCAGTTGGGCAAATCGGAAATGTTGCTCAACACGATTGGCTACCACATGGCACACGACCCTGCGCCTATCTTGATGATGCAGCCGACAGTCGAAATGGCACAGAGCTTCTCTAAGGACCGTATCACCGCTGGCCTGCTTAGATCGACACCGTGCCTGCGCGAGAAGGTGAAGGACAATAAGGCGAAAGAAAGTGGCAACACAACTCTACATAAGATATTTCCGGGAGGGGCGCTCTCGTTGGTGGGTGCGAACAGCCCTGCGGGACTCGCATCGCGTCCAATCCGGGTCGTACTGTGCGACGAAGTTGACCGTTACCCCCCATCCGCTGGAGAAGAAGGCGATCCTGTCACTCTTGCGAAGCGACGCGCTGCCACATTCTGGAACCGCAAAATCATTCTAGTGTCTACACCTACAAATAAAGATGCTAGTCGGATTGAGTCCGCGTATCTTGAGAGCGATCAGCGCAAGTTCTTAGTGCCGTGCTTTGATTGCGGCGAGTATCAGGAGCTACGCTGGGCGAATGTTCACTGGCAGGAAGGTGATGCAAAGAGCGCGCACTACACCTGTGAGCATTGCGGCTCAGTTTGGGACGATGCAGATCGACGGAAGGCTGTTGCAAAGGGCCGCTGGGAAGCAACAGAGATGTTTCGCGGCGTTGCTGGCTTCCATCTTAACGCACTTTACAGCCCTTGGTCCGTGCTTTCGGACGCTGTTGAGGAATTTCTGTCCGCCCGCAAAGACCCCATGCGCCTGAAGACGTTTGTCAACACGTTCTTGGGCGAAACATGGGAGGATCAGGGTGAGGGTGTTGACGATATGTCCATCTATGACCGCCGTGAAGACTATGATGAGATTCCAGAGGACGTTGTTCTGCTTACCAGCGGCGTTGACGTACAGGATGACCGCCTAGAGTGCGAGATTATCGGCTGGAGTAAGGGCGAAGAGTGCTGGTCCATCGCATATCATGTGATTTACGGCGATCCGTCGTCGCCAAAGATATGGAAAGACCTAGATGACATCATAGGGACCACATATCACCATCCGACTGGTGAAGAGATGATTGTTCGCGCCACCTGCATCGACTCAGGTGGTCACCACACCCGTGCTGTTTACAATTATGCCAAGACCAGACAGCGTGTTTTCGCGATTAAGGGGGTTGGCGGCGAAGGCAAGCCTATTGTTGGCCGTCCATCGAAAAACAATATCGGCAAAATACCATTATACGGCATTGGGGTAGATACTGCAAAGGAACTGTTGTATTCACGGCTTAGGATTGATGAGCCGGGACCGGGCTATTGCCACTTCCCAAGCAACCGTGATCCTGAGTATTTTAAGCAGTTAACGGCAGAACGTCAGGTTATTAAGTATAACAAGGGTTTTGCACATAGAGTTTGGGTGAAAACGCGGACCAGAAACGAAGCAATAGACGTTCGTGTCTATGGAATTGCTGCTTTGGCGATTTTGAACGTGAATATGGATAGCGTTTACAACAAGTTCTATGCTAATATAGTGCGTAAGGATACGCCTGCGGCAAAACCTGAGAAGGTTCACCCGCTGGCTGATCCACGGAAATTAGCAAAGAGGCCCGGTGCTGGGGGCTTCGCTAATAGTTGGAGGTAGAATGGCTAAGGCTTCTAAAGTAGTCACAGCGCCAATCCGACTGAAGCGAAGAATACGCCGTCCGGGTCGCCATTGCAAGCGCCTGAAGAAGTGTCAGCGCAAGGTTTCCGCTTTCTTTGGGGGTGGTAATGGTTAATCTGTTCAGCCAAGATAACGCTCTAGCCAGCGAGCCGACTAGCGTTGTCATTGGCACACTCGTCCAGTGGAAGCGGGCGGACCTTTCAGACGTTTACGCACCTGCGTCTTATGACCTTATTTACAATATCCGCCTGAAGAATGGCGCGGGCGTTGATAAGACGATTACCGCGACAACGGCAACTGACGGCTCATTCTTGGTTTCACTGACATCTGTCATCACGACATCGATGGTGGCTGGCGACTATTACTGGCAAGCCTTCATTGTCCGTAAATCGGATAGTGCGAAGGTTGCGGTTTCTACTGGTGAACTGAAGCTGCTTGCCAATCTCGACCAAAACGGCGCTGACATCCGTTCGCATTCGGAGATCATGGTCGAGAAGATTCAGTCACTGCTCGAAGGCCGTGCTGACAAAGACGTTAGTAGCTATTCTATTCAGGGCCGCTCTCTTGCCAAGATGAGCATTACAGACCTGATGGCATGGCGTGATTATTATCGCAAAGAGGTCGCCAAGGAAAAGCAAACCGCAGCTATCGCCGCCGGTAAGCCTAGTGGCGCGACAGTCAAAGTGAGGTTCCGCTAATGGCTTTCTGGGATTTCTTGAAGCCTTCCATCGTCAATAAGAACGAGACGCGGAGATCGTCGCAGATTGGCCGTCGCCAATATGCCGCCGCCAATCAGGGACGCCTGTTTGAAGACTTTAAGGCAAGCAATCGGAGCGCGGACACAGAATTGCGTCCCGCTCTTACTGTTTTGCGCAATCGTGCGCGTGATTTGGCCCGTAACGATCCGTATGCAAAGCGTTTCCTTAACCTGATGCGTGTGAACGTAGTGGGTGAGGGTGGCCTGAATATGCAGGTCAAAGCCCGCAATGCTGATGGCTCTCTGGACGTTATTGGTAACGACCAGATCGAAATCGCATGGGTGGATTGGTGTCGTAATTGCAGCGTAGATGGCATGATGTCGTGGAACGACATTCAGCAATACTGCACGGAGGCCATGAAACGTGATGGCGAAGCATTTGTTCAAATTGTGCGCGGTAATCGCTTTAAGTATGGTATTGCACTTAACATTATCGAAGCTGATCTAATCGATGAGCAAAAGAACCAGCGCCTATCGAACGGCAATGAAATCCGTATGGGTGTCGAGCTTGACCGCTATCGTCGCCCTATTGCTTATTGGGTACGCCAAGCGCATCCGGGTGACTACGATTTCACTACCCTGAATCAAGCTACCAGCGTCCGCGTCCCTGCCGAGCAGATTCTTCACTACTACAAGCCGACTCGCGCAGGACAGACACGCGGAGAGACAGCATTCGCGCCTGTAATTACGGCTGTGAAGATGCTGAATGCTTATCGTGAGGCAGAACTGGTTGCCAGCCGTATTGCTGCTGCAAAGATGGGTTTCTTCATTTCTGACACTGGTGATGACTTCAATGCTGATGATTATGACCAGACTGTTCCAATTATGGATGTCGAACCCGGCACAATGCACCAGTTGCCAAAGGGTGTAGACGTTAAGGAATGGAATCCAACCCATCCGGCTACAGCGTTTGCTGACTTCCAGAAGGGCGTTCTTCGTGGTATCGCATCTGGCCTTGGTGTCAGCTACTCAAGCCTTTCTGGTGACCTTGAAGGCTCCAGCTATTCGTCAATCCGTCAGGGCGCTTTGGAAGAGCGGGACTTCTACCGCTTGGAGCAGCGTTTCCTTATCGAACACTTGGCACACCCGATTTATGCGGC